AAATATCTCATAATATCCGTGAGTTGTGTAGAACTTATTAAGTAAGTTCTTTGGGGTGGTTGTGTTGTTGTTGTAGACTTATCTTTTGCGTTAGTAGCCATCTTTCTTTCCTCCTTCATATTATATTATTCTCCTCTAAATTGATAGTACTTATCTTCAATTAAATCTTCATTTAACAAATAAGGATTATCAATCTTCTTATCATCATAAAGTTCTCGTAAGTCCCTTATGGTTTGGTTTAATGTTCTACGTTGCTGAAGACAACCACACACTAAATCTTCAACTTCAATCAATGCTTGTTTAACTTGACCCATTATTTGACTCCTGTTCTTTTTTACGCTCATCAAACTTATCTAAAATAATTTTTTGCTCCTCAATTTTCTTTTGAATAGCTATTATTATTTCATAATAAGAATTCATTTTTCCCATCTCTGCCATATGATCACCATGACTATACTCTTCTTGTTTCATTCAACCTCCTTTACTAATCTATCTAAATACCATTGTGCTTTTTTTAAATCTTCCAGTGGCTCTCCTTTAAATTTATATCTTGAAATATACTTCAAGACATTCCCTTTTAGGTATCCATGATATTCATCATTGGTCATACAATCCTTAATGACATCAATAGTTTCTTTTTTACCATACTTATAATGTGGTGGTGAGTTTACCATTTCATCCATATTTTCTCCTGATGGTATTGTATTCCAAAGTTTCAATATCATATTCACCCTTGTAAACATTCCTTTTAACAATCAATCCACTCCACCACATCCTTTGAGTTGCCTTTGCATAATCTTCCTTATGATGTAAGTAGCATCCAGCAGATAAACCCATAGCCTTTTGTCCTGATGGTAAAGCACATATAGAGTAATCAAATAAATGACAGTGCCCTACTGTTGAAGACACTTTATTTTTTAAAAGAAGTGACCTCGCAATATTATCCCCACTAATAGGTTTACCCATAATACCAGTAGGAAAATTGTGACAATAATATATTCCATCAATAAGGATAGGTTTCTGATAAGAAATAACTTCCCAACCAAATTCTTCAAATTTAAAATCATCAATGCTAATAGTCCCCTCAAGTTCAGGTGTTTCATCTACTACTCTATCGATACGATCTTCATGATTTCCTATTAATATAATTTTCCTTGGTCGTTTTCCATTAAGACCTTTGTTAAACTTTTCCAGTGCATCATGTGCATGGTCCATATCCTTTTTATATCTTCTTCCTTCAAAGGATTTCTTTCCTTTATCATAGCTTGATAAAGAATCCATACTTGCAAAGTCTCCCATGCATATTATGGTATTTGGTTTTAGATCTTTTGCAAATTTTCCTGCCCATAAAAATCTATCATTGCTTGCCTTAGGGGTGCAATGAGGGTCCCCTATTACTAAATGTGTTGCCATTAATTTAACTCCTTGTTGCGTTTACGTTGTAGATATTTTAAAAAATCAATGATATTTTCATCATCATGAAATTTTGCTACGCCATCAATTCCTCCATTTGGTTTATGTTTATATTTATGATCATCTGCAAATCCTTTTATACCTAATAAAAAAGTAGAATGGGGATCTGAAGTTGCCTGCTTTATCATACCTCGTGCAATAGTAGAAGTCAATTCAAACTGTTCATCACTCATCTTATTGCGACCATCGAGTACAATTCCACAACTAAAGCCTTTTTCCCATGGGGTTATTAAAACTTTAATTGAATTTATAAAAGGAAATTTAGTTTTTTTATTCATATCAATTTAACGTTGGTGTATCAAATGGTTTAATGTCTTCTTTAACTGTTTCCATAATTTCATTTATTAATAAATCAAAATCATCCAGAGGTAAAGCTGTTCTGTATAATCTTAAAGCTTGAGCAAGTAACACTCCTGAAACTGCCAAAGGATCATGGTGTTTACAAAGTTCAGTCATTGTTTTAAATACTTGTCTATAAATAATATCTGCTTCACTCGGATTTATCTTTTTCATATTTTATCATTACGGGTTCTGTTAAAAACCCTACATTGTTTAATCTCATAAAATGTTTTGCATCTACAATAACCAAAGGATTCCTATGATTCATTTTAATAAATACTAAAGGTTCATTACTTCCATGAGAACTGGCCTGATCATAAGCATCATACATTTTTTTCCATCCTTCAGTATTCTTACATTCAATATCATAAGGGAACACCTCTCGTGCTTTCTTAGATAATTTAACATCAGCACCACGTTCTCCCATGATAGCTACCTTAATATCATCATCGGTAAGGGCAAGAAATAGACCCCTCAAACTATCTCTCACCCAGTTCTGTAGCCTACGCCCCTTGGCTTTTCGACTTCTCGTAGTTGTCATCTTTCCTCGGATTGTTTACTTCAGTATACCAAACCCACTTAGGGTTTTTACCTTGTGACTGCTGTTGCGGTAACAACTGCAGTTTACTTCCCCAACAAGGAAGCTTGTATGGGCAGAATGAACACACTGTACCCAAAACTCGGTTACCTGTTTTTTTAGTTCTATAAGTTTCTTCAATATCTTCATAACATCTTTTAAAAGGAACTTTATCTTTTAATGCTTTTAAATTTTCCTTAGCTGTCTTAATAGCTTTAACTCTATACTCTTCATCGGCAAGTGGAGTCTTACAAACTGTCCATTCACCAGTTGATTTATTAATTACAATCCACCCACCGAAAGGTATCTTCTCACTTGCACTGTATAGGTATCCTTGAGAAGCATACCCAAATGCATCATCCTTTACAACCTCTTCAAAACCACCTGCTGTCCCGAATTTCTTTTCAAAGGAATAAGGCGATGCACTTTTAATATCCCAAACCTTTGAATCAATCTTAACATCAAGCCTACCTTCAAGCGATGTTCCATTAAATTTATATTTAACATTCTTTTGTTCATCTTTAATCTCCACTCCTGCTGACTTTAAAACAAATATTGCTAACGCCTCAATCATATCCCCAAAAGTATTTCGTATTTTAACATTATAGGGTTGACCTTCGCCCTTTATATTTTTTACTTCCATTTGCAATTGGCACAAAGGTCTACCTATATTGGACATTCTTGGTTGAAATCCATCCCTGCGTTTTTCTGAAAACTGTTTTTGTAAAGCTAACTTACATGCTTCACCAAACTCTTCAACAAGTTTATCAGAAATTTTAGCAGGTTCTTTTGAAACCCTGTCTAAATACAACTGTACTTTTGAAAGGATATCCGTCATTATCTAGATAATACTTCTGCTGGATCTTCTACTTTAGAAACTAGTGTAGCAGATTCTCCATCATCAGAACTATATTTATTTTTCTTAGCAGTCCTATAAAGATCTACAACTTCGGTATTTTCTGTATTAATAACTTCTTGAAATACAGTTAAAGTTTCTATATCTTCTTTAGACATTTGCAGATTAGCATCAGCATTAACAGAAATTTCAGGAACATAATATACATTCCCACCTTTTTTCTGTCTTTTAGAATCAATTGAAAACGTACAAGAAAACATTAATTTCTTACGTTTATTAATTTGATCCAACGCAGAACCTACAGGAGAAAAGGCTGTTCCAGAAACTCTCCATAACACAGGAAGATTTTCAATTGTATGCTCTTGTCCATTTGCTTTTATTCCTTTAAAGGACAATAAACCATACAACAGTCTATAACATCTTATAGTTCTTTGTTCTGATAATTGTTCAGGTGTTAAAGATGGTCTTTCCTTGAAAGGAACTTTACCACATTTTACACCACCTAATATATCAATCGCCTCTTCTTTCCAGTTCTTGAAAATAATAGAACGATTTACATACTCACTTTTCTCAGGATCATAATGCATGTACTGCATCGCACTGATAAAAGGTCTGAAGGTAACAGGTTTACCAAAAACATTTTGACCTACACTTGAGTCGTAAGTAAATAAATGTCCTACTGGTAACTTATTACCATCATCGTCTTCAGGGTTACGATTGATTCCTAGTCGTGGTACATTAACACCATTACTAGATCCATCGTCTTGTCCAATGGCTTGCATAATTTGCTCATTAGACATTTCTTTTATGTTTGCTATTTCATTTTTTTCCATAGCGTCCTCCTTAATTGATTTGCT